TTGTTAAGCGGTCCATTTGCTAACATACCTATCCGCTGGGGATTGACTGGAACTATTCCTAAAGAAGACTTTGAGAAGGTTGGATTGATATCAACTTTGGGTCCTGTGGTAAATAAGATTGCTGCCAAGGATCTACAGGATCAGGGCGTGTTAGCTAACTGTACAGTTAACGTCATCCAATTACAAGAGACAGCACAATATTCCACATATCAAGAAGAACTAACATTCTTAACGACAAATACTCGTCGCATTGACTTCATTGCTGAGTTTGTTCGTGGTCTTGCTTTATCTGGAAACACATTAGTATTAGTAGATAGAATTAAAGCAGGTGAATTGCTCTGTGATAGAATCACAGATAGTGTATTCGTCAGCGGTGCAATGAAAACGGGCGATAGGAAAGAACACTATGATGAGATTAAAGAGAGCGATGGCAAGGTTATTGTGGCGACTTATGGTGTGGCCGCTGTGGGTATTAATATTCCTCGTATTTTTAATCTGGTTCTTTTGGAGCCCGGAAAGAGCTTTGTTCGCGTTATCCAAAGCATTGGACGAGGTATTAGAAAAGCTCAAGATAAAGACCATGTAGAAATTTGGGACTTGACGTCAAGTGCAAAGTTTAGTAAGAAGCATCTTACTACTAGAAAGAAATACTATGAGGAAGCGGGTTACCCTTATAAAATCGAGAAAGTGAAATACCTATGAACATATTAACTTCTAATAATGAAGCCTTTGAGTTGAATTCTTTACCAGAGGAAGTCGAGGATCTGCGTTATGGAGTTCTCGATTGGAACGATCCTAAGAATGTAGACTATCATTTTGTTCCATTGATCTTCATGGAAACGTTCCATGCACCAGCCGCGGTACTTAAAATCGGTGAACATGTTATTCAAGTTCCACTTGATTGGTATATTGTCATAGGTGAAAAGGATCATGGAGATCCTGAGATTGTTCCTATTATGAATATCAATGATCGGGGCTTTAGTGCATTTACATTTAATCCTATCAGTAGTTTTAGATTAGACTTTCAGCCTTTAGAAATCATTAATGTGTTTCAAGACATTCGTTGGTATACTCCTAAACTCAAACACGGACATATTCTAGCAGTTCCTTTAGAAGATGGAGATAAGCCATTGTGTGCTTACTTTGTTAAAGAAACAACCAAGCTGCCGGAAGTCTTGTCCATAGACAAGATGTATTAAACAGCGTATAATATAGTATGGCAACAAAAGCACCAATGTTAGATATGTTTAAGCGAGTGCTTCCGGCATTAGATACTCGCAACAAAACTCTTTATGAAAACCTCACAGAGGAAGAAATGAAAGGGTTTAGTCCTTGGCTTGTTCAACGATATCTAAGTAGTGCTGAAAGTGCTAATAATGCTATTATTGAACATTACTTAATAATGACCAATGACATTGTTAATACTAATTTTAGCGAAGTCAAAGATCCCGAAATGACTTGGAAGTTAATGAGTATGGTGGGTATTGGTAAAAGTTTAAAGCATCCATACATTGCTCCTGGAGGAGGCAAGAGAAAAAAGAAGAATGCTTTTAAAGCATGGCTAAGAGAGCAATATCCTCACTTAGATGATCAAGAGTTAGATATTTGGATCGGCAATTTAGATAAAAAATCCGCAAAGGATATGTTAGAGCAGTACCATGTTAAAGACAAAGACGTTATCGCTAGTGCCAATGACTTATAAATGCAGATATTGTAATAAAGACTTCGTTAGAGAAAATACGCTAATGTCTCACTTATGTGACAAGAAGCGTAGAATGATGGACAAAGATAACAAGCAAAATCGTATTGCTTATCAAAGTTGGCTGATATATCGTAAAATGATTATTGCCAATGTTAAGCACGACAAGCCCTATGAAGACTTTATCAACGATAGATACTATCTGGACTTTATGAAAGTGTCTAAACATATCATTGATTTGAACTTAGATAAGCCAGAAGAGTTTGTTAAGTTTGTTTTAAAAAATGCTATTAAGATTGATGATTGGTGTAAAGCTGTCATTTACGAAGCGTATGTTAAAGATAGAACTAAAAAAGAAACAGTAGAGCGAGCAATCGAGCGAAGTTTGTTAAATATGAAAGCCTGGGCAGAAAAGACTGGTAATAGTTGGTGTGAATATTTTGCTCTAGTTAGCACAGTAGACGCAGTACAAGATATTAGAATGGGTCGTATCAGTCCGTGGTGTACCTTTGCTACAGATCAAGGTAGCAGATTGATTGATAGGTTTGAACCTGGACAAGTTCAAACATTGATAGATTACATTGAGCCTTTGTCATGGAAGGCCAGAGTAAAACGTCAGCAGGGTGATGCTGACTGGGTGCAGGAAGTTTTTAACAAGGCGGAAATTAAATGAATCAATATAAACAACAAGCAGTACCAGCATTGCTGAAAAGCCGACAAGTACAAGAAGCTAGAGTTAGATTAATCAACGACATGGTTGAGATAGAAATGAATGGCAGTAGAGTTGTTGTACCTACAGCCGAATCATATCAACGTTTGCTCAAAAAGGTTGCAGTATTGGAACAAAAACTGTATGCTACTGATAACAAAGCAAATAGAGCCGCTAGGATGAACAATGAGTAAAGGCGATCATAACTTAGAATATGTTTATAATGAAGTATTACTGGTTATGGAACGTTTATTAAAAGAAGAACACGATCCATTAGCGGTTGCTGCCGTATTGGCAAGTCAAGCAATGGGTCTATATAAAACAGTATTAAGCGAAACTGACTATAACACTATGATTGACAGTATTGTTGATAAAAAAGATAAAATACAACCTTTTGAAGCTAGGAGTTTGCATTGAGCTTTGACGTTGACATAGACTTTGCTGATAGAGAGCAAGTCCTTAAAGTAGTTAAACACGCTGCCGCTATGCAACGTGATGGAAGTAAAGAACGTAAACACAATACTGGTGTTTACTTCCATCACGTACCTACTAATCCATTTACAGGATTGTGTACATTAGATTATAAACAAGCAGAAGATGCAGGCTGGTTTAAGATTGACTTGCTTAATGTAGGAATTTACAGCAACTTTGCCAGCAATGAACAAATAGATGATTTGTTAGATAAAGAACCAGTATGGGAATTGTTAGAGCATCGAGAAGTTATCAAGCAATTATTCCATATACATAATCACAGTGATACAGTTATTAGAATGAAACCTAGAAGTATAGAACAACTTGCTATGGTGTTAGCAATTATACGACCAGGTAAGAAACATTTAATTGGACGCAGTTGGTCAGAGATTGAACAAGAAGTATGGACTAAAACTGAAGATGTTTATAGTTTTAAAAAGAGCCATGCTATTGGTTATGCAGCCGCTATTGCTTTACAGCTTAATCAATTAGTGTACGGTGTTGACCGTAGCAAGTCTTAATACACTTAATGTTTTGATATAAAACCAACCTATATCAAATTCAAACCAGCGTCGACTTAATTTTGCACTGGCAGGTGCCAAATGATGATTGTTATGCAATTCTTCACCACCAATAACAATACCCCACGGGCTAAAATTTGTACTACGATCTTTGGACTCTCCATTACGGTATCCTAGCCAGTGTCCGATTCCGTTAACAACACCTGCCGCCCAAAATGGTATCCATATCATTTGTATACCCCATATTAAAAATCCCCATGCTCCAAACAAAATTAAGTTTATTGCTAGCATCAGCATAATACCTATTCTACTATGTTTAGAATATAAATTGTTTTCTAACCAATCATCAGGAGTGCCGCGGCCGAAGTTAGATACCATCTTAGTATTTTTACTAGCTTCGTGATATAGACCTGCGCCTTTAAACAATACTTGCCAAATACCATATACATGTGGACTGTGCGGATCGCCTTCTACATCAGTAGCACTATGATGTTTACGATGAATAGCAACCCATTGTTTAGTTACCATGCCTGTGGTTAGCCATAGCCACAGTCTAAAAAAGTGATTGATTACGGGATGAAATGTCACTGATTTATGTGCTTGGCTTCTGTGTAAAAAGCAAGTAACAGCAACGATGGTGATATGAGTTACGATGAGAGTGTATATTATTTCTAGCATAATATACTTATCTTAAAGTTTTTGAACTAGTTGGATTTGTCGACGTTTAATGCGTTTGGTGATGATATTTTGTAGACTAACTGCTTCACCATGCAGTATTTCGAAATCTTTTACATTATAGGTTCGTAGACTATAGCTAAAACGTTTAAATTTCGGTCCTATAAACAAATTAATAGGAAGTTGTCTATTACTTTCCCACCACCAAAGTTCTCCGCATTCTAAGAACTCTTGTTTATCTTCGGTACAGTTTAACACGTTCAATACATATATACTGGCCAGAGTTTGAGTATAGTTTTGTATAATACCCACAACTTCTTCTTCGCCTACCCTACAAAGGCTTAAAAAGGGGAATTTTTCTAATATTTCATTATGATCTGCCATCGGTAATATTTAGCAGTCATTTCAATTCAATTAAAATTAAATAAATATAAGTATGAGCGATACATT